TACCTATGACGTGCAGGAAATGTACGCCACTCGTAAAGAGTTCTACAGGAGACTGAAAGATGAAGAAGTCAGGGCCAATGAAAAATAAAACGGGAATGCGCGGCGGGGGTATGGCGAAGAAAAAAGCTATGCGCGGCGGGGGTATGGCTAAAAAGAAAGCCGGTATGCGTGGCGGTGGTATGGCGAAGAAGTCAGGCCCAGCCAAAAAGAAGATTATGAAGGGTGGTGGCATGGCTAAGAAAGCTGGCCCTGCTAAGAAAAAAGTCATGAAGAAAGGCGGTATGGCCAAAAAGGCTGGCCCCATGAAAGGCATGGCTATGGGTGGCCGAGGCAGTATGGACACCGGAAGTCGATCTGGCGGGTTGAGGGTATTGCCACGCGGAATGAAAATGCCACCCCAGCCTAAGATTAATATCGATCCCGCTGTAATGGCGAAAGCAAGACAAGAACTGAGTCGTAAGCCAATGGCTACAGGCGGCACGGCTAAGTCTGCAACTTCTGTGAGAATGAACAGGGGTGCGCCCAAGGTTAGAACTGTGAAGGCAAGAGGTCGCGGTGCTGCCACAAAAGGAACGCAATTCAGGGAAAACACTTAGTGGCTATTGAAAAGGCTTTCTACACCAACGGTGCTGCGTCAATCAGCCCCGACGAGATAGAGGTAGAGATCATTAACCCTGATGAGGTTAATATCTCTGCCGATGGTATGGAGATCAGCATGGACTTTGATGCTGAGCCTCCAGTGTCTCATGGTGCCAATCTCGCAGAATACATGGACGAGAACGAGCTTATGACTCTTGGGAGTGAGCTTGTGGGCATGTATAACGCAGACAAAGAGAGCCGCTCAGATTGGGAGCAGTCCTATGTGAAAGGGCTTGACCTTCTGGGAATGAAGTTTGAAGATAGAACGACTCCTTGGGATGGTGCCTGCGGCGTGTTTCACCCAATGCTGAGTGAAGCCGTCGTCAGGTTCCAATCTCAGACCATCATGGAGATATTCCCCGCCTCCGGCCCAGCAAAAACAACTATTGTCGGGCAACTCACTCCAGAAAAGGTAAAGCAAGCACAGCGCGTTGAGGATTATCTCAACTACATGATGACTGTGAAGATGCCTGAGTACCGGACTGAGACCGAAAAACTCCTTTTCTCTCTCCCGATTGCGGGTTCAGCCTTCAGAAAAGTCTACTACGACGAGAATATGGGTAGGGCATGCTCAATGTTTGTCCCTGCTGAAGACTTTGTCGTCAGTTATGGCGCTGCTGATCTGGAAACAGCGGAGCGAGCCACGCATGTAATGAAGAAAACCTCTAACGAGGTGCTGAAATTACAGCAAGTTGGGTTTTATCGGGACGTTGATTTGTCTCCTTCTGCCCCTGACTCGTCAGACATAGCAGAAAAATACAACTCGATGACCGGAGATCACCCAAATTACGAGGTAGATCAAAGACATACGCTTCTTGAGATGATGGTCAACGTCGATCTGGCGGGATTTGAGGACATGGATGGTGGCGAACCCACCGGAATTGCCCTGCCTTACGTCATCACCATCGACAGAGGCTCCAATAACATCCTGTCTATCCGCAGAAACTGGCAAGAAAATGACGCTCTCAAGCTAAAGCGTCAACATTTCGTCCATTATCAGTATTTGCCCGGACTTGGGTTCTACGGATTTGGCCTAGTCCACATGATTGGCGGCCTGACCAAGTCTGCAACCTCTCTTTTACGTCAATTAGTTGACGCGGGAACGCTTGCCAACCTGCCCGGCGGTCTAAAATCGCGTGGATTGCGCATAAAAGGCGACGATTCTCCGATAATGCCCGGAGAGTTCAGGGATGTTGACGTTCCCGGCGGTATTATCCGCGATAACATCACATTTTTGCCCTACAAAGAGCCATCTTCTGTGCTTTACCAGATGCTACAGGAGATCGTTCAGGACGGACGCAGGTTTGCCTCTGCCGCAGACCTAAAAGCCTCTGATATCAACGGAGAAGCGCCCGTAGGCACTACTCTGGCGCTCCTTGAGCGCGAGATGAAGGTACTCACGGCGGTTCAGGCCCGTGTCCACGCCTCGATGAAGGAAGAATTGAAGATTCTTTGCGAGATCGTGGCGGATTACGGCCCTACAGAGTACCCATACGACACCGAGGAGCGGGCTTTAACCTCTGAGGACTTTGATGACAGGGTAGACATCGTTCCGGTCAGCGATCCCAACTCTGGGACGATGGCCCAAAGAATCATGCAGTACCAGTCTGCGCTACAACTGGCTTCTCAAGCGCCGCAGATGTACAACCTTCCGCTATTGCACAGACAAATGTTGGAAGTTTTGGGCATCAGAGACGTTAATAAGGTTATCCCAGACGAAGACGATATCAAGCCAACCGATCCGGTGTCCGAGAATATGCTGGCTATGACTGGCAAGCCGATCAAGGCATTTGCTTATCAGGATCACGAGGCGCATCTGGCAGTACACATGGCAGCTATGAACGATCCGAAGATTGGAGAGATGCTTGCGCTGTCTCCTGACGGTGAGGTCAAGATGGCTGCGCTTAATTCTCATATTGCCCAGCATGTTGCCTTCCAATACAGAGCGGATATCGAGAAAGAGCTTGGAACCAGACTGCCGCCAGAAGGCGAGATGCTACCAGAAGATATCGAGTATCGACTGTCTCAGCTTGTGGCTCCTGCCGCTCAACAGCTTACTGGCAGAACCCAGCAAGAGATGGCTGCGCAAGAGGCAATGGCTGCGGCTGAAGACCCAGTTCTCCAGCTACAGAAGGCAGAGCTTGACCTTGAGGCTGCTAAGGTTGCATCTAAGACTCAGGTCGATATGGCCAGAATACAGGCTGACTTGGCGAAAGCTGCGGCTAAAGATGATCTTGAGCGAGATAAGCTTGCGGTTGATCAGCAGGTCGAGGGCGCTAAGCTTGGCGTGAAGATAGCCGAAACAAATACCAAGGAAGAACTTGAGACAAAGAAGATCGCATCAAAGGACAAGATAGAAGGTGCGAAACTTGGCGTTGAGATTGCTAGAGACATCATGATTGACGAAAGACAAGCAGATGTTGAAGAAATGATAAATAAAAGAGATACTACGCGCGAAAACACTGATTAACTAAAGAGAAAGGCATGAGTGAGGTTTTCGCGGATACAACGCTCAAGATACTCAGAGACAAGATACGAGTTATAATGAACGAGACAGCAGACCACGTCAGTGGTGGTAGCTGTCGGACAATGGAAGAATACTCCAAGTGTGTAGGCATCATAGAAGGTCTGGCACTTGCAGAAAGAGAACTCTTAGACCTCGATAAGAGGATCGACGAAAACTAACTCCGCATACTGCGGTGCAGTGACTCTGGACACTATTCCAGTGCAAAGGAAAACTAATGGCCGAAGCATTAGCAGAAGTGAAATCCGTTGGGGTAGAGACCAGCGACGAGCCACGGGTAGCTCTAAAAATGCCTGAACCGAAGGGTTACAAAATTCTTATTGCCCTACCACAGCCAGACGAAAAGACAGAAGGCGGCATTCTCAAAGCGCAGTCCACGCTTGAAGTAGAGGAAGTCGGTTCTATCGTAGGTCTGGTTCTTGCTATGGGGCCGGACGCTTATTCCGATAAGTCACGGTTCCCTAGTGGGCCTTACTGCAAGGTGGACGATTTTGTTGTTATGAGATCGTACTCCGGCACTAGATTTAAGGTTCAGGAGGACGGTGTGTGGCAAGAGTTTCGTTTAATCAACGATGACAGCGTAGAAGCTGTTGTCGAAGACCCAAGAGGCATACGAAAAGTATGAGTGAGACAGAGCAAGAAACAACGTCTATGTCTACTGAAGACAAGTTCTTTGGTGTTAAGACGCAACACAGCAAGACAATTGCTGCACCCGACTCATCTGAAGAAACTGGCTTGGAGTTGGAGATCATCGACGATACTCCTCCCGAAGAAAAGAAGCCTGCGAAAGAAGCTGATGACAGCGACGAGTCCACAAACTATAGCGATGACTTATCAGATGAGGAGTTGAGTAGTTATAGTAAGGGCGTACAAAAGCGAATTAACCAGTTAGTCGCAAAAAACAAAGAAAAAGACCGTAGGGTTGGCGAGGCGCAACGTCTGAAAGACGAGGCTGTCCGAGTTGCCCAGTTGCAGCAGAAGAAGATTCAAGAGTACGAACAACTTCTCGCAAAAGGTCAGGGCGCTCTTATAAAGAGCAACAGAGGCAAGGCGGAAGCCGACCTCAGCAAAGCCGAAAGTGAGCTTAGGAAAGCGCACGAAGAGGGTGATGCTGACAAGTTGGTAGAAAGCCAGAAGCTTTTAAGTCAGGCCCAGCAAAAAATTTACGAGATGGAGCAGCGTGAAACGCAGCTAAAGAGAAGCATTCAGGCGCAAAAATCGCGTCATGAGGCTGAAGCTCAAAAGGCAGCGCAACCGCAACCTCCGAAGATATCTCCAGAAGATCAACAACGCATGGATAACTGGATGGCTGATAACCCTTGGTTTCAACCAAACCCTCAAGCCAATGCCATGCAGAAGGAAATGACAGCAGTTGGACTTGCCATTCACGACATATTAGGCGGCGAAGGCATTACTGCTGAACGCGATCCAGACAGATATTATTCTGAAGTGGATCGTAGAATGCGTCAGCGTTTTCCAGACTACTTCAGTGAAGGTCAGGAAGAGCAGGAGGAACGTAGCACTCCGCAGCGCCAGCGCAGCAACACCGCCGTGGTAGCTCCAAGTACCAACCGGAACAACGGAGCAAAGACACGCAAAATACAGCTTACGAAATCTCAACATGCCCTCGCAAGGACGTTGGGAATTACACCTGAACAATATGCTGCACAGCTTATGCAGCAGGGAGCAGGACAATGAACGACGAGTTCAATCGCGCACCTCGTGACAACGAATCACGGGAACAGGAAATGAGACCTACCGACACATGGAGGCCAGCGTCATCATTACCTGTGCCTAACAAGAGAGATGGAATATCCCACCGCTGGATCAGGACATCTATGCTTGGACAGGCAGACAATACAAACGTGTCTCAGAAAATGAGGGAAGGTTGGGTGCCAGTGAAGGCATCTGATTATCCTGAGATAGATCACATGCCTGATGTTGGCAGTCGTTATCCTGAGAATATTGAATACGGTGGTTTGTTGTTGTGCGCTATACCCAGTGAGCAATTAGATCAGCGTAATAAGTATTACAACGAAATGGCTGTTAATCAGATGAATGCTGTCGATAACTCTTTTCTGTCAGACCAAGACCCTCGCATGGCTAAGTTCCAAGAGAACTCGTCGAGGACAACTTTTGGCAGAAGATAACCCGTAAGGGATTGTCTTCTTTTTAGAGGACTTTGATATGGCTGCTTCAGCAACCCCTATGGGAGCAGAACCAGTTGGCGGATTATCCGCTTGCGGTTCTTTCTCCGGTAAAGTTCGTCACATGAAAATTGCAAACGCCTACGGCACCGCAATCTTCTACGGCGATTTCGTTAAGCTTGTAGCTGCTGGCACTGTCGAGAAAGACACTGGCACTGCTACTGCTACTCCGGTTGGTATCTTTATGGGATGTTTTTACACAGACCCAAGCACCAACCAGCCCACGTTTAACCAAACCTATCCTGCCTCAACAGCAGCAGATGACATCGTGGCTTATGTCCTTGATGACCCTGACTGCGTGTTTAAGATGCAGGCTGATGGTTCTTTAGCTCAGACTGCACTTGGCAATAACATTGGCATCGTGCAGACTGCTGGTTCCACCACAATTGGTCGCAGCAAGAACGCTGCTGACGCAAGCACTGCGGCAACTACAAACACTCTGCCTTTGCGCATTATTGAGTTTGTTGACGGCCCAGACAGCGCGGTGGGTGACGCTTTCACTGATATATTGCTGACTTACAACTCAGGCATGCATCAGTATCGCAACGCCACTGGTATTTAAGGCTAAGGAGGTTTAGCAAATGGCTATTTCAAGAGCGCAAATGCTCAAAGAGCTACTTCCGGGTCTTAACGCCCTGTTTGGCTTAGAGTACGCAAAGTATGAAGATGAACATACGATGATTTATGAAACTGAAGCATCGGATCGTTCATTTGAGGAAGAGGTTAAATTGAGTGGTTTTGGCGCTGCTCCTGTTAAGCCTGAAGGCTCTGCAATCAACTATGATTCAGCGCAAGAGGCTTTCACAGCGCGTTACACTCACGAAACCGTTGCACAGGGTTTTGCTATTACTGAGGAAGCAATGGAGGATAACCTCTATGCATCGTTGTCTCAGCGATACACCAAGGCTCTGGCACGAGCAATGGC